TGCTTTGAATACGATGCTCGGATCATGCACAACATTGGCCAATGCTGTGTTCGCAGGCGCAATCAGCTCAAGCTCGCGGACTCGTGCTTCAAGCTCAGCAATCCGCTTGTCCTTGGCTTCAGCAGCTTCGCGGAACTGCTGCTCAAGAGCCTGACGCGCCTCGGTGTACTTGCCTTCTGATTCAAGCTTGTTCTGTTCGACAGAACGCTTGAACTCAAGCAACTCCTGAACATCAACACCGTCAGGGACAGTTTTGACCGATTCCTTGAAGTCTTTGTACTCTTTCAGCAGCTCGGCATTCTTTCGACGCATTGCGTCAAGTTCTGATTGCCATTTCTGAGCGTCAACATTTTGCTCCACGGGAGCAATGTTTTCTTCAGCCATGAATTAGCCACGGGCTAGATTTCACGACCACTTTACTTTGTCTGCCCAATATGCGGCAGATGTCTTGCCCTTCGCGATGTTTTTTGCGTGGCGCTTCTTAAATGACGCTCGCTTAGCTTTATCCGCAGCAGTCTCACCTTTGCGCGGAGGTTTCGTCTTAGCACCCTGCTGACCGAACCTAATGAGCCGGTCTTTGCCTTTGTCCTTAATGACAACAGCATGAGACTTGCCGCTCGGATGGTTCGGCGTGCGGATGGGCTTATCAAACCCCTGAAACGTGTGGCCACCGCGTTTGATCTGCGCCATTACTTTTTCTTGCCTTTCTTAAGCAAGTCAGCGTCGGCCTTTCGCGCTCCACCCTTCCCAGAGATGAAGCTGTTGACCCGACCCATAGCCCAAGCCGCCATCGGCACGTTGCGCGAGCCACTGCCAAGGTAAGCGCCCTGACCACGCCGATACACAGCAGCTAGTTGGCCGTAGGTGAAGCGGGTGCCTTCAGCCTTTTTACGAAGCGCCTTTTTTACGCTTTCGCTTAGTGGTTTTCTTTTTGGTGCCACCTTGTTTGGCCCTCGATGCTGAAACGGCTTTGATGTCGATGAACTCGCCGCGCTTGTAAGCCTCAGCAGTTCGCTTGATCTCACGGGCTTTAGCAGCGCGGTTCTTTGCACCCGACAGGTACTTTTTAGGCAGGCCGGTGGCCTTGTCCTTCGAAACGCGCCGCTGCTTCCGTGCCATCACTTTTTCTTGGTGCCTTTCTTCTTTTTCTTTTTAGGCGGCCGACCCATCTTTGAGCCGTATGTGCCAGGACCACTAGGCATCAGTCAGCCTCCTTAGGTTCTTCCTTTTTAGCGGACTTTTTCTTAGCCGTCGCCTTGGGCTTGGCTTGACCGCCTTGAGCCGTGAATTGATACTTACTTGGAAGCGGGGCCATAGCCGCGTTTGCGTAACTCATCCAAGGTTAGCTCTGAGCCATCCTTGGCTACAAACTTGCGAATTGCATCAGATGGGCCGAACTTTTTGACCAGCCCATCCCACATAGCAAGACGGTCACGGCCAAGAACTTTCCGCCTCTCCGATTCACTCTGTTTGTTCAACCACTCGCCATAGTCGTCGCGTATCTCCTCAAACTCTTTTTCCAAACCACGAGGGATGTTGACGTAACGCGAGCGGCAGTTGAAATGCTGCGGCGGCAACGGTCCTTTGCCATGCGCAAAAACCTTGCCATCAAGAGCACGGCAAATTGCTGATGTGCGCGTATCCAACACGGCTGTATATCGATATTTGCGTGTCGCCTCAGGGTTTTGCGCCGCGATGATCTGATCCGCTGCGGTCGCAACTTGATTCACGCTAGTGCGAACGATTGCCCTGATCTGATTGTTCGGAATGCTGGTTGCTTGGCCGCCTGCCGCAATGATCGTGTCGATAGATCCGCGTTGCTCTTTAGTCAGCCGTCCTTTCAGCCTGCGGACAATGCTCGGCACCGATTCGCCTTCGAGCAAACCGTTTCGTACAGCGACGCTGAATAGCTCGGCTTGCCTGGCGGACATCTTGCTGAAGGCTTCGCGGACAACCTCACCATTAGGCAGGCTTATCTCTTGCCCGACGGTTAGCTGAAATGTGACAGCATTTCTTGCGATCCGCTCAAAGCTATCGCTCAGATTGACCACGCCAGCCACCGTCGGCTGACTCGTGACGATTGCTTGCCCTAAGGCTGGGCTGATCTCCACCGTGCCAACGGTTGCAGCTGCTCCGGCAGGCAGCGCCTTCTTTAATTGCTCCGCTGCAAACTCCGACTGCAACACCGCCAAGCCTTGCAGCTCTTCAGTCATCGTGGCGATGCTGTCGCCGGACCAGGTGCGGAGTGAATCGTTTAGTTGCGCGAGAATGGCCCGAAGCCGTGCAGCTTTAACAGGCGACGCAAGCTCATCAATCCCACGCAGCTGATCAACAGCGTCCAGCACAGCGTCGTTGTATGCACGGATCAAACGTCGCGACACACTGTTGCTATAGCGATTCAGATCAATCGCGTTGCGGAATATCTCTTGAAGTTCACTCATGCCGGCTCAATCCCCAACTCGTCAGCCGCTGTGACGCAAAGCGCCGAAACATCCGCACCAGCCTTAAGCGCAAATTTCACGGTGCTGTGAAACTTTGCCCTGGCATTTAGGTCGTAGCAGTGGATATGCATCTCGGTTACTTTCGAAATTTTTCCCTTGCTGAAATAGGTCATGCGGATCACAGCGAAGTATTCGTTCGCTAATTCCTCCTTAGCAAAGAACAGCAACTGCTTACGTGGCGGCTCTGGTCTCCGCAGATTATCCAGCCAGCTCATCAGCCTCGCTAACCGCTTCTGGCATTGTGGCCTCTGTTTCAGGCGCAGGCTCAGGCTCTGGCTGCTGCATCTCGATCATGCCGCCGTTCTGCGTGGCTTCGATCTCCTCCTCTACGTCAAAGTCGTCGCCCAAAACTTCGCCGGCCTCAAGCTGAAGCAGCAAAGTCTCTTGGGTGATGGTGCCGGCGGTGTAAAGCTGCAGCAGGGCTTGAATCTCTTGAGGCTCAAGCCTGGTGCCCATGAAGTCGCGGTTGACCAGGCTGCTGCCGGCATTTGCTTCGCCCATGTACTGGGCATGGAAGCGAAGGCAATTGTCGATCAGATCCTGCATCTGCTGGGCAACAACCATCATGGTGCTATCGCCTTGACTGCGATCGATCCGTTTGGCCTCTGCAGTTTCGCCGACAAGCTTCGCGCCAAGAACCGCAGCTAGTCCCAGCTCGTTTATTTGAGACGCAATTTGATCCAGCCTGCGGAACTGTGCGTCGTAGCTGTTGCCAGAGGGCTCGATGTATTGCGCCGAGGCTCCCTCAGGAAGAGCCATGGCCTCGCCAGGGCCAGCACTGATCTCTTCCGCAGACTGAGGGAATCCGAAGATTGCCAACATGGGAACTGCGCTGATATGAAGCTGATTGCTCAGATCGCTTTGCGTCTGATAGTGCTGCAGGTTCAGCTCAGCAATGTCACCCAGAGGCGGGATCGATTCCAGCACGCCCATCCGGTTTGAATAAGCCACGCTGAACGGGATCTCGCTCAGGCTTGTGCGGCCCTCATCAACAACGCGGAAGTCGCCCTTGGCGTCCTTTTGGTGAATCTCAAAAGCGCCAGGAGTTAAGACGCGGACTTGCATCACCTCCTTCTCGCCATAGAGGCCGTCGGGGACAAGAATCTTTTCCTGCAGCCGCAGTTGGGTCAGCTTTTGCTCTCCATCGGCCAGCTCAGTCCGCCAGCCCAAAATATCTCTGGGCGTGTAAGTGACGTAGTAAGGGCGGCCGTTTTGGCCAGCAGCCGGGGCGTCAACAAGAACGCCAACGTGCCCATATCGGATGCAGACCCTGGTTGTTGAGAACAGCCACGTTTGGAGATCGTTGCCCTGAAGATCAACATTGAACAACTGCTCACGGATTTGATCGGAAACGTCGTCAAGACGGACAGGCTTACGGGTCAACATGCCCGCAAGCATTCTCTCTAGGCGAACGTAATACGGGGCTAAAACTGATCGCTGCAGTCTGTTGTCATATGCCTCATCAAGTTCTCGAGGTTCTTGTGGAAGAAACTTGCGATGTCCCTTGCGAATTTTGTAAGTGCCGCCCAACAAATGTTCAATCAAGCCCCAGTGGGGCTCCATATTCATCCACGCGGTGTTCGGGTCATTAACGGCCGTGACATTGCCGATGCGTTGACGCCCACCAGAAAAGGCTGTGTACACAGCTAAAACCCGCCCAATACTCTGATGTTAATCGAGAGAACTACAGACACAAGAAAGGGGGCGGTTCTTCACCTACCCCCTTTCAAGGACTTTGATCCCGTTAGACGCTCTAGAAACGAATCGGCCAGTTCATCCGGATGAACAGTCGTGACGGCGATCTGGTATCACCCAGTCGCTGTTCCGTCAGATCTCAGTGAAATCAATATAGACGGATCCCAGTACCACGACCAGCGCGGGCGTGGAGCATTGAGAAATCCCGGTAGACGAGATAGCCAAGCGCATCATTCATGTGGTCGTAGCCCGCATCTTTATCAGGATCACCAGCCTCGGTATAACTTTGCAGCTCCAAGCACTCAATGGTGCGCTTGCAGTTGGCGGCAACCTGCAGCCTTACTTGACCTGCCCCGTTCTCCAGCAAAGCCTGAACAGAAGCCACCCGATCACGGATGGGAGGATTGGCCTTTGGAGATTGATTGCTGAACCCGTAGGACTCCAAGATCTGGATGTCAGTCCGCGAGGCATTCGTGCTTCTGTTACCGCCTGATGCGTCAGGGTAGACGTAAACCTGGCGTCCGTTAGCGCGGAGTCGTATCTCTTGAGCCATGGCGTCGGTGTCATGTGCACCGCTGATCTCGTCGATCAGGAGAAGGTTTTCTCCAAGACGAACACCAATCACCGCAGACATGTTGCCGATATTGAAGTCAACACCCACGCGGAGTGGTTCCATGCTGACGTCAGGAATCGAGTTGGTGACATGTTTTTCGCGGCTAAACCGGTCATAAACCTGACCAGTTGTGAGATTGCAAAATTGGCCTTCTAGGTAAGCCTGCAACAGGCTCGGATCGTAGTTGGCTTGCAGTCTCTCGATGAAGTCTTGAGGCAGATAAGGGTTATCCGCCGAGCGCATCCTAATGAGCTTGCGGTCTTCGCGCTGCTGCGCCTCTTCGGTGCCGAACGTGTTCCACATCCAACGGAAGCCCTCAGGCGTTGATGCGGCGCTGAACTGGCGCACGTTGCCGGCCCTGAGGCGGCCGAGGATCTTGGGGAACGCGCGCGTGCAAATGGCAGGGTTCACCGTATCAATCTCATCGCACAAGATGTACGCCAAGTTGAGGCCGATGATGCGGGAATAGTTCTCGAAGGAACGGCACAGCAATTTGCTGTCTCCACCTGGGAAGTGCAGCAGATATTCAGGCAGCGGTGATGCGCGAAAGGTATACGGGATCTCGTACTGCTCAAGAAAGCCTTCGAAATCTGCCTGCCAAATATCACGAATCAGAGGCCCAGTGGGCTCCATGACGCAACCGGTGAAGCCTTGGTTGGCGGCTGCCATGAAGACGCTCTTTGCCGCTAATGCTCTTGTCTTGCCTGCGCCGTAGCCGGCAGAAATGCCAAGGATTTCGGTCTTGTCGTCATCGACAAAGGCCCGTTGGCCTGGGTGCAAATCCTCTCGGATCCGATTGAGCAGCTTGGCGACGTCAAGTTCGGAGTTGCCTTCACCGATGCGGTGCAGCACCGAGCCAGTTGGGATGTGGCTCAGGATTCCGCTCACTGAAGCACCTGGGCAATCTGCGCGGCGGTTTTGATGCAGCCCAGTGCAGCGTTGAGATTATTGGTCTTGCGGGCTTCTTTTTGGAGCGTGGCGAGCTGGGCCAGGATCTCTGCTGTAAAAGTCAGGCGGTCCGTTTCCCAGTCAGCGCGCAAGATGTCCCGCGCACGGGCGATGTACGTGTCAGCGGTGCGCTCGGACGCCTCCCACTCCTTTGCTGCGTACTGCAGGATTTCGGATCGCACTGCGCCGTTTGCCACAACGCGGTTGATCCGCATGTCCATTTCAATTTTGGTTGACTTCTTCCCCATCAATCCTCCCGAGGAGCCAGCACAGCGTCCTTACCAGTGAATTCTGACCAACGCTGGACGATGACGTCGCAGTAGGCGGGGTCAAGTTCCATGAGTCGAGCGTGACGCCGAATCCGCTCACACGCAATAATTGTGGTACCGGAGCCACCAAAAGAGTCCAAGACCAGTTGGTTTGGCTTGGTGGAGTTGTCGATTTGATACTGGAAGAGATCGACAGGCTTCATGGTTGGGTGCTGCCCGTTGCGGCTGGGTTTGTCGAACTCAAGGACGGTGGTCTGCTTGCGGTCTGCGTTCCAGGTGTGAGCGGCTCCTTCAGTCCAACCGTAAAGGCAAGGCTCGTGCTTCCAGTGATAATCCTGTCGGCCCATGACAAGGGATGACTTGAGCCAAATCAAGCATTGCCGAATCTTCCAGCCGTTATCTTGAGCAGCGCCTCGAAAGTTGTAGCCCTCGGAGTCTGCGTGCCAGATGTAGAACGCCGCACCGGGCCTGAGGACTTGATTGGCCGTGGAGTAGACGTCGCAAAGGAACTGACGGAACTCACCGTCGGCCATGCTGTCGTTTTTAATCGTCAGGGCGTCCTTGGTTTTGCCTTCGTAATCGACGTTGTATGGCGGATCAGTCAGCCAGAGGTCGGCGAGCTGGCCGTCCATCAAGCGTTGTAGGTGCTGCGGGTTAGTTGAGTCGCCGCAAAGCAAACGGTGGTTGCCAAGGATCCAAAGGTCGCCTGGCTTGGTGGTTGGTTCCTCTGGTGCGTCGGGAACAGCGTCCGGGTCAGTGTTGCCTTCGACTGGATCGACCTCAACGACGTTAAGCAGCTCGTCAAGATCGTCTTGGTTGAACCAAGGGTCAAGCTCGTGCTCCTCGGACAAGCGATGGAGCATTTCAAGATCCCACTCGCTGAGATCTGCGGTGCGGTTGTCAGCAAGGGCAAGGCCGACCTTCTGTTCTTCAGAAAGGCCAGTCCGGCGGACAGCGATCACTTCATCGCCTTCTGACTCGATAATGCGGACGCGGCGGATGCCGGCGGCCTTGGCCCCATCGATGGTGCCGTTGCCAGCAAGGATGCGGTTCTCCTCGTCGATGACGATGGAACGTGCCGCGCCGTAACGCTGCAGCGATTCTTTGATTAAGTCTGAGGAACGATCTGTGCGACGGCGTGCATTCTTGTGATCAGATTTCAGATCGTTGATTGATGCCACCAGCTTGATGTCTTGACTTCCACGCTGACATTAGCTGATTGATTTTGACATCAACTAAATGCATCGAAGAAACAGTTCCAACGTATTCACCTACTTGAATCCTGAGACATCCGTCTTCTAGGGTGCGGATCTTTGGATTTGGCGTAGGCGGCTCGGAGTGCATTTTCGTACCGGATGATGACGGCCCTGTCATTTTGACGCTGGATAGCGCGGAGGTCGTGGTCTTTAGTCATGTTGCAAAGAGTGTGTCGGGGGATGGATCACGCTGCTCAGTCGTGCCCTGCTTTCCCGCTACCGACCCAGGAACCCGCAGGCCTGTCCTGGTTCTGTCTGCTTTTCGCAAGTGCGGTCTTGTATGGCTTTCAGCCTGAGCGGGGGACAGCTCAGGCATCAGGCTCCCCGACGGACAGTTAGCCAAAGCCTTTCGGAGGAGATGTTTGTTGCTTTTGCTTGTCCAGCCTGGCTTTCATGCGCTTCAGCTGTCGAGTTGTGATGTTCGATTGAACGGCGCCGGAAGGCGCGGCTGGATTTCGTTTGGTGTGATGCACTCCACCAAACCCGCCTTGGATGCTGCCACCGTTAAGAGTTGCCATCAGTCAAACTCCTGAAACGAAAGGGTCAAGCCGGCGTCACGCGCTTCGCGAACAAGCAGGTGGTAGTGGTCGTCACTTTGAACCCACTCGTCCCAAATCAGTGAGCCGGGCAAGCCAAAGAGTCGTTGGAAGAAATTGGGCTTGCGCGCCTCGCAAAGGATGCTGGGCTCGTCCGGTTCAAGTTCTTGCTGGTCTTGCCAAGTTTGCTGGGCTTCGTAGAGGCCAAGGGAATAGTGATGCCAGTCGGACACGATCAAGCCTCCCGCTGGGTGATTTCGCCGTGAAGCTCGGCAACCCGGCTAAGGTGCCAATGCTTGAGCTTGAGCAAAGCCTCATCGCTTAGCTCGTGCAAGGGGGAGTCCAACAGGAGCTGAATGTCGCGTGGGACTCCGAAGGAAGTGATTGCCATGGAACAGTGCCGTCTCCGGCTTGGGCTCGCTTACCTTAAGGCGTGGCGCGCCACGCGTCAAGCTTCAGTTGCGAGGGCTTTGACAACGGCGTTGACCAAGCGCACAAGGTTCTCCTGCGGCACACCCACGTAGTGCTCGCTAAGGGTCCTGATCGCCCGCTCCTGCGCTTCAGGGTCCATTTGCACGCGAGGAATGATGCCAGCGTTCAAAGCACGATCACGAACCAACTGTGCGCGAGACACGCCGTGCGCTGCAGCCTCGATATCCAGCCGCTCACGCTCCTCAGCGGTGACGGCGAACTTGATCTCCTTGGACATCAAAAATCAAACGGGTCGGGTTCAGGCGTTGTAGCCGCGAACGGGGTCGATTGACAGGGGCGGATGTCTAGGTCCGGTCGCTGGTTGCGGAACTGAACGAGCGGATTCCCGAGCTTGGCGATCGTGATGGACAAGGGGTTGGAAACGTCTTGAACAACCCAGCCGTTTGACCAAACGCCGGCATTGAAACGCTCGACGGCATCACCAACCGACAGGGGTGACAAAGGGGGGTCTCCCCCTGCAGTGGGTGACAAGGGTGATAAAGATGACAAAGGCTTCGTATCGTGTGTGTAGGGGGTACTTTGTCCCCTTTGTGACGTTTGTCCCCCCTCCAGTGAGGAGACCCCTGCGGGCCGGAACAGCAGCGCGGGACGACCGCCTTCCGTCTCCGCTTGCCCGGCTTGCTCGACCAGTCCCTTGCGTTCCAACGAGCGCAAGCAGCGGTGCGTTTTGTTCCGCTCCAAGTTGAAGTGGCTCGACAGCTCGGATGCCGCAACCGGAAACTCACCAAGCATCCACCGCTCCTTGATGTAATCGAACACGTCAGCCTGCCGGCCTTGCAGATCGTCAGCGGCCTCCTGCATCGCCTCGGCAGCCAGCACGCTCTCGCCATCGCCGTGGTGGATCCAACCGTCGTCCTTCAGCTCGATCAGCAAGGTGGTGCCCTTAGCGCGGCCTTGCGTCTTGACCACAACGCGGTGGTCGTTCTGCGTTTGGCCCTCCGCCGGCTGGCGGAACCAGTTCATCAAAATCGTGAGGCTGGCTGCTGCCGGCAAAGCGTTTGAGCCGCGCGATGCGTTTGTTGCGTTGCCCCCAGCCACCGATTTATTGGTGTGGTGGATCATCGCCAGCGTGGCGTGATGCGGTGCCAACGCCTGGGCCAAGTCGCGTGCCGGACCGTCGAAAGCGCTGGTGGCCTCGTCAACGCCCAGCGGGCTGATGCAGGCGTGGTAGCTGTCGAGCAGGAACAGCGAGCCAGGGTTGGCCTCTGCAAGACCACCAAGGTGCTCGATCCCTTCCGCCGTCAGGTGAAGCGGTGCGCCTGTGTGCCAAAGCATCTCGATTGGGCCGCCCATGTCACCCTCTGGCGTGACGAGCCCCTCGCGCTTGAACAGCGTGAACCAATCGTTTTCAGGCTGGTCAGTGCCGACGATAAAAACCTTCGGGCAAGTGCCGTGCAGGCGCAGACCGCAAAACTCACCATCGCCACGCCACCAAGCGCCAATCATCCCGACCATCAACGCTGACTTACCAACTTTGGGCGGGGCCACCAGCAAGTTGAACGTGCCGGCCATCAACACGCCCTCCCAAGCCCAAGGTGTTGGCGTTGTGTCCATGCGCTCGCCACGAAGACGGGGCAGGGTCACGCCGGCAACCTCCCCGCGAGCACGAGCCAAATAAACGGCGGCGGTGCGTTCGCTGATCGGGCAGGCCAGCTCCTCAGCCAAGTTTTGTTGGGAGTAAATGCGAAGGCGCTCAAGCTCGCGAAAGGCAGCAAGTTCTGCGCTGGTTTCGTAAGGATGAGCCGCGTCCCAAGCATCGAGTGCGGCATCAGACCGCGCGCGTTGCGTTTTTGAATAGTGCCCTAAAAGGACAAGCTCTTCATCGCAATCGGCTGGAAGAGAAAAAGGAACCCAGTGGAGGAGTTCATACGCGCGAAGCTCCTTGTCAATCACGCGGCAGGGGCTCCGGCTCGGAAGCGATGGCCTTTTGAAGCAGCAGGTTGACCCAACCAGTGAAGCTCACCCCGATCGGGCGCTTGCGCTCCACTTCGTCAGAAACGCGTGGGTCCAGTCGCACGCGTGTCGGGCTGGGATCCAGGATGGGATCGTTTTGGATCAGTTCAGGCATCAAGAAGGGGTTGCTTCCGGGCCAGATCATGCCAAGGTTGGCCAGCCTTGCAAGCCCCTGTTGCTTGATCCGATTTCCGAGCTGACCCTTGACCATGAATCGCACCGCTACACGTACAAGGGCCAGCTGCTTGCCCGCTCCGTTTCCGAGGTCGTCGGGCATGACTTGACGCCAGAACAGCGCGCCGGCATGGAGCGTTACAAACACGGCCCCGACGGTTGGGCTGCTAGGGGAACAGCAATCCACAAAGTGCTGGAGCACCACTTAAAAGGCGAGCCTTGCGTGATGGATGACAAGTGGAGCCCTTGGGTGGACGCACTGCTTGACGAATCGATCTTTGGCCGCTTTCGCCTGCTTGCCTGCGAGTTTCTGCTTGTTGATGAGCGCCGGTCAATGGGCGGCAGCTTCGATTTCTTAATCGAATTGGAGGAGCTGGGCGTCCCGGAGGGCAAGGGGCTAATTGTTTTAGGAGACCTCAAAACCGTTTCTCACAAGACCGGAGTTGGACGGCGCAAACCAGCAACGGCGCAATTGGGTGCATACCTTTCCATGCTCAAACGGCTGCGGCCAAAGGTGCAGGTAAGTCAATGCGTGACAGTCGTGTCAGGGCCGGAACGCTGCAAGGTCATCAGGGAGGATCCTGACGACTGCCACGCGGCTTGGGAAGAAGCGTGGTCTCGCTACAACCTTGATTTGCCTGATTTTTGATGAAGTGCCCTCACTGCGGATGCTCGTGGATCAGCGTCCTGGAATCACGCCACACGAATGCCAAGGCCATTAGTCGCCGTCGCAAATGCAAGGTGTGCGACCACGTTTGGGCCACAGCAGAAGTCAGCGTTCCCGACGATGAATGGGGCTACAAGGCAACGCCAAGACCCAACCGGCGCGAGAAGGCTGAGTTTGGCGTGAAGGCGAGGATGCTTGAAAGGCTCCAAGCCGCCTAAAACGTGCGCGCGTTGCGGACGCTCTGCATCAGTGTTACGTTGCGGGGCGTCCGCGCCTGTTCTGCGCTCATGACCATTTCACTGCCCACACGCGAGAAGCCGGCAAAGGCTGAGTTTCCCCGCATCGAGAAAACTCCTTCAGAAATTGCCGAGCGCCTCAAGGTTGACGATCACGCCTTAAGCAATCTTTTCCTTGAGTCATCGGCTTGGGCTCCTTGGGTGTGGAAGGGCTCGGATCTTTCTGCGCCTTTGCGTGCTCTTTACATCGCCGAGACGCTTGGGCTTCTTCAGCAAGACGAAAGTCAGCGGACCAAGGACGTGCCCATCACGGACATCACGGCAGCAGTCAATCGTTGGCTGATGGATCGCGGGCAAAACCCTGTCGCCGAAACAACGATCTACGGCAATCTCAAAAGCGCCGCAACATTTGTCCACGTTGCGCTTGGGCTGAGCATCGTGCCGATTAAGAAAACCATGACGGTTCGGCTAACTGATCAGAAGCAGAACTTGGCAAACCTTGAGAAGTATTTTGCTATTGCTGAAAAACAGTTGAGCAAAATTCTCAAGGAGCTGCAGGTTGCAGAAGGCCACAACTGGGAGACCAAGCACATCCTTGACCGCGTTGCTAGCGACACCGGTTTACGCATCGGACCAGCCAACTAATCAACCGCA